ACAGCTGACATTATGAAGAAGAAGTGAAGTTCCACGAATATTGGGACAACGAGAATAAGCTATTAGAACTTTCATATAAAGAATCTATTAGACAGAAGGAGGAGCGAAGATGGAAGACCAAGACACGTGTGCCTGTCACACAGAACAAAAAAGACAATCGGGGGAATGTTGTAAACAAGAAAAGCCCAATGCTTTAGATGAGTTTTGGACTAGCTTAGGAGAACCTGATAAATGCAAGAAACCGTAGACCCAGTAAACGTCGTATATAAAACACAAAAACTATTAGATGAGTTGATGGAAAACAACGCGCAAGTATTACTTGGCGGTGGTGTTGACAATATGTCTAAATACAACTATATTCTAGGAAAGATCCATATAATAGATCAAATCAAACAGGAAATCTCTAACCTGCTAAACCCAAAGGAGCCGGAACCATATGACAAAAAAGTCACACGCATTAGAAGATAAATATAAAGCAGACGAAGAAATAAAAAGAGCTGCAGAACACGAAGCTGAACAAGCTCCTACCAAAACAAATTTAGAAAAATTACCAAACCCCACCGGATGGCGTTTGTTAGTTATGCCGTTTAAAGTTAAAGAAGAAACTAAAGGCGGAATTATTATTGCACAAGAAACATTAGACAGAGCTAGAGCCGCGGTCCAAGTTGGATATGTATTGAAGATGGGTCCGCTTTGTTATGATGATAAAGATAAATACCCAACGGGTGCTTGGTGTAAAGAAAAAGATTGGGTGATGTTTGCAAGGTATGCAGGCTCACGTATTGATATTGATGGTGGAGAGATAAAAATGTTAAACGATGACGAGATATTAGGAACGATTGACGATCCAAAAGATATCTTGCACGCAATGTAAACCATAGGAGGATATACTATGCAAGAAGACAAAGTAGAAATACCTGGTGAGGAAGATGCACAAGAAACAATAATTGATTTAGATGCACCAACACCAGAACAATCATTAGAAGAGGATATAATAGATGTCGAAGAAATTAGTGAAAACGATAATCAGTCCAATAACGCACCTGCGAAATCTGGGGAGCAGTCAAATGTTCAAGCAGATAAAGCAGAACTCGGTGAATACTCCGAAGGCGTCCAAAAAAGAATAGCTAAACTTACACGTAAAATGCGTGAAGCTGAAAGGCAAAAAGAAGAAGCTATTCAATATGCACAAGCTATTAACGAGCAAGCCAGTAAACTAAGACAAGGTTACGAAAAACTAGATGTAAGACATTCTAGTGAATTGGAACAAAAAATAGTAACTGGTATGGCAGCAGCTAAAGCTAAATATAAAGAAGCTATTGATGCTGGTGATATTGACTCTCAAGTTGATGCACAACGAGCTATTGCACAATTATCTATGGAAGAAGCAAGATTAGGTAATATTAAAGCCAATCAAGAACAAAGATTAGCTAGAGCAAAAGCCCAACCTGAACAAACACCAATGAATCAAGTTGCCCAACAGATGCCTACTACCCAGGATATCTACCAAGCAGCACAAACAATTGACCCTAAAGCAGAAGACTGGTCCGCGAAAAACGCTTGGTTTGGCACGGATAATGCCATGACTTACACTGCTTTTGATATACATCAGAAATTAGTCGAGGACGAAGGATTTGATCCTACTAGTGCCGATTATTACTCTGAAGTAGATAAAAGAATAAGGGTTGCATTTCCACACAAATTTGGTAATGTAGAACAATCTACCGAAGTACAGAGCAATGCTCCAGTACAGAACGTAGCAAGTGCCCGACGTCCGGCCACAAAAGGACGCAGAAAAACCGTGAAGCTCACACCCTCACAGGTAGCAATTTCTAAAAGATTAGGTGTGCCACTCGAAGAGTATGCGAAACAACTATCGCTAAAGGAGGTATAAGCATATGACTAAAAAAGCAACAGATACTAACAAGACTGTTAAAACTTCCCGCGTGAGCGAAACTAGGGTTAAAAATGAAAAACCTAAAGTTTGGGCTCCACCATCATCTCTGGATGCACCACCTGCGCCAGACGGTTACAGACATAGGTGGATAAGAGCTGAAAGCATGGGCCAAGAAGATTCTCGGAACATGTCAGGCAAGCTTCGATCAGGATGGGATTTGGTGAGAGCCGATGAATACCCGAACGAAGATTATCCAAGTGTAAGTGACGGTAAACATGCAGGAGTCATTGGAGTTGGCGGCCTTGTGCTGGCAAGGATACCTGAAGAGCTCGCAAAGCAACGTGAGGCATATTATTCACAAATGAATGCCGATCGTAATGAAGCTTTAGAAAACGACCTCATGAAGGAACAGCACCCAAGTATGCCGATCAATCAAGAAAGGCAGACTCGTGTAACTTTTGGTGGCTCGAAAAAAGATTAATCTTTTATCAACCTCCATTTTAATAAAAAAAACTTAACCCTTTAAGGAGGAAACAAAATATGGCTAATACAGATGCCCCTTTTGGTTTTAGACCTAGTGGTAAAGTTGGCGGAAACCCAGACAACGGCGCGTTATCAGAATATGCAATTAAATCTGATTATGCGGTAGCGATGTTCCAAGGTGACCTAGTAATATTTGCAAGTGGANNTGTTAACATATCCNCTNCAGGTACTGCAGGTAACATGGTATTCAATGGTCTGAAGTACGACGACAACACTACTAATAAACCAACTTTCAAGAATTTCTTTGACGGCACCGCTCTTGGTGTTCAAGGAGAAGTTTTTGTATACGACGATCCGTACCAAGTGTACGAAGCTCAAGGCGATTCAGCAACAGCACCTACCCAAGCAATGGTTGGACTATATATGGACAGCGTTAAAACTCACGCAGGAAATTCTACAACAGGAATTTCTGGCGATGAACTTGATGTGTCTACTAATAGTACTACATTGACTGGCGCAAAAGTGCTTGGCTTCGCTCAAACCCCAGATAATGAAATCGCAGCACATGCAGTAATGAGATGCTTCATAGCTGATTCGGTTCATTTAAATTAATAGCAGGAGGACATAAAAAATGGCTATATCAAGACAACAACTAGCAAAAGAGCTAGAGCCAGGTCTAAATGCATTATTTGGACTTGAGTACAAAAACTACGAAAATCAACATACAGAGATTTTCGACGCAGAAACATCAGACAGAGCTTTTGAAGAAGAAGTAATGTTAGGTGGATTTGCACAAGCAGCGGTTAAACCAGAAGGTTCTGGTGTATCGTATGACCAAGCGAACGAAAGCTTTACAGCTCGTTACTCTCACGAGACTGTCGCTCTCGCTTTCTCTATCACTGAGGAAGCTGTAGAAGACAATCTTTATGACAGCATCGCTAAACGTTATACTAAAGCACTAGCAAGATCTATGGCTAACACGAAGCAAATCAAAGCAGCAAACGTTCTTAACAATGGTTTCGCTACTGCAAATGGTGGAGATGGGAAAGCCCTTATGGCTGACGATCACCCTACTATTTCCGGTTCAACGCAAACTAATGAACTTGCAGTATCGTCTGATTTAAGTGAAACTTCACTTGAGCAGGCTATGATTGACATCGGTAACTTTAAAGATGAAAGAGGCTTAAAGATTGCAGCAAGAGGTATGAAACTAATTATACCTTCAGCGCTACAATTTACAGCTGAAAGAATCTTAAAGTCTACTGGACGTGTTGGAACTGCTGATAATGATATCAATGCACTATCTTCTAAAGGAATGATTTCACAAGGTTATGTGGTTAATAATTTCTTAACAGATGATGATGCTTTCTTTATCAAAACTGATGTTCCTAACGGACTAAAACACTTTACTAGAGCAGCAATTAAAACTGCTATGGAAGGTGATTTTGATACTGGAAACATGAGATATAAAGCAAGAGAAAGATACAGCTTCGGCTTTTCTGACTGGCGTGGTATCTTTGGTTCACCAGGTGCTTAATCATTAGATTAAGACTAAGATATTAAGGGGGCTTCGGCCCCCTTTTTATTTGCATATTCTTATTTAAAAGCGTATAATTCAACCACTGCATATTTAATTTAGTTAGTATAGACTCGTGCAGTAGACTTTCTCAGGACTATATTAACGGAAAAACGGAGAATAAATTATGGGTAATACAACTTATAGCGGTCCGGTTAGATCAGAAGGTGGTTTTGAACAAATCACTAAAAACTCATCTACGGGCGCAATAACAACTAACTTTGATATCGATACAAGTGGTAACATCACAGGTACTGGTACATCGACAATAACAGGTGCAACTACTTTTGTTGTTCCAACAGTAACTATAGTAACAGGATATACTTCTGGTACAGTACTAACAGCAGCACAATCAGGATCTATTATAACATTTCCTGCAATGAATGGTGCAGCAACTTTATCACTTCCAGCAGCAGCTACTTGTGTAGGGTCTACTTTTCATTTTGTAATGTTAGGCACAGCAGGTAATGATGTAGATATTATTACTAATGGTTCTGAAAAAATCATTGGTTGTGTACCAAAAGGTGATGGTGACAATGTAGGTATTGCAGATGCAAACGATTCTATAGGTTTCGATGCTAACGCAGTAGTAGGTTCAAGTTTTAAAGTAACTTGTATCTCTTCTACAGCAGCACTAGCTTTCCTTGCACACGACATTATTGATGGTCTTGCAGCGAATACTGGCGGCATTAACTTAAAATAAATAATTAACTCTGAGTAGGGGAGTAATGTCCCCTACTCTTTAGTAGGAGAAATAAAATGGCAGACGTAGTATTAAATCAAACACTTTTTCAAGGTGATAGAAAATTAGTTACACATTATCAAAACGTATCAGACAACGCCGGTGGCACAACTAAAATTGTTGATGTATCAGCATTAGCGGCAAGAGGTGATGGTTCAACACCAGCAACAGTTACTTTAAACAAAATATGGTATAGCATATCAATGACAGCAAAAGTAGATGCTGTTAAATTGATGTGGGATGCAGACACTGATGCAACTTTTCTAACAGTAGAAGGCGATGGTTATCTAGACTATAGCTCTATTGGTGGTATTAAAAATAATGAAGCTACCAATTTTACTGGTGATGTTGTAATTGTAATGCCTGCTTGTACTGCTAATGATAGTGCAACCATTACATGTGAGTGGCTTAAAAATTATTAATAGGAGTAGCATATGCCAAACACTACTTCAGGAACAGCAACGTTCGACAAAACATTTTCTATAGAAGAAGTTATCGAAGAAGCGTATCAACGTGTTGGTATAGATCAACTTACTGGTTATCAATTGAAATCAGCTAGGCGTTCTTTAAATATAATGTTTCAAGAATGGTCTAATAGAGGATTACATTATTGGGAATTAAAAGAAACCAATATTGATTTAATTGAAAACCAAGCTGAATATCATTTTTTTAGAAGTGCCGCAGATGATACAACTGATTCTAATCGCGCACAAGCAACTACTAATCAAATTGATTCTACTATTTTTGGTATGGATGATGTATTAGAGGCAACCTTTAGAACAAATAGAACAGCATCTACACAATTAGATATATCTTTATCTAAAATTAGTAGGTCAGAATATTCTGCCTTGTCTAATAAATTACAATCAGGTCAACCAACTCAATACTATGTACAAAGGTTTATAGATAGAGTTACAGTAACTGTTTATCCGGTACCTGATTCTACTTCAGCTTCTGCTGATTTACATTTATATTATGTTAAGAAAATAGAAGACGTTGGTGATTATACAAATGCAAGTGATGTACCTTATCGTTTTGTTCCTTGTATGGTATCAGGTCTTTCTTATTACTTAGCTCAAAAATATAACCCACAGTTAGTAGGGCAAAATAAAATGTTGTACGAAGAAGAATTAAATAGAGCTTTAACTG